GTATTACATGGCAAAGGTAGCAGGAGTATGGGGCGGAAGCATCCCTGCGCCTGTGACACGATTAGAATATTACTGGGCGGCGATTGCCAGCGGAGAGGGGAAAGTCTTTCCGCCTGTGACACGAGAGGAGCATTTCTTGGTGCTGGTAGCCGATGCGTACAGCGTTGTGCTCACGGTCGTTACCGGCAACCCCGCCCTCTTGGAAAATTCAAAGGGGAATCGTGGGCTGGAATCCCTTACCCTCTACGGCAAATCAACGCAGGGGAGCACGACAGGGGCAAATATTTTAAAAGATACTTACCTCAGTTTATGTAAAGGTGGTGTTGATTTATTTACCGCGAATGGATTATTTACCGTTAATGCTAATTACGAGAAAGCCTGTGAGTTTAATTTGTATTTTTCGGCAGGAAGTATTTTTTCCGATGGAATCAAAGATGAAGCAACATATTATTTTGCTTTTAGACCAATTGGATTTACTCCTAAGTATAGCTATCAACTATCTCTAAAAAATGAAAAATCTGAATCGTTTTCAACTTCTTTCAACGGAAACGTAACTTCCGTATCTGGAGCGGATTTGAAAAAAAATGTAAGAATTCAATTGTATTTTTTTAGTGTATCGGTGTCAGAACCCGTCGTATCTGGCTCTAAATTTCAGATGATTTTTTCCCAAAAACCTGACTGCAATTACGAACCTTACACCGGCGGCGCACCCTCACCGTCACCGGAGTACCCGCAGGAGATAGAGAGCGCAGGGCAGAGCGGGAAAATAGGGGTTACGGTTACTGGGACAAACCTCCTGCCGTTTGAGGTGGGGCAGAAGGGTAATGGATTTGAGGCTTTTGCGGATGGTGTGCAAGTTGATGCTGACAGGAATGCAGATATTTATGCTGTTGGACGGAATGATAGCCTCGTTGAAAGCGGGTATGATGAATTTGCGTTGATGACAGCGGGAAAATATTATATTTATTCAGACACACGGGATGTATATCTGTATGTCGTTGTATGGAGAAAAGGGAGAAATGTTGTATTGGGGTCTTCCAACGAAGGTGTTGCGAGACAAATAGAAATAATGGATGGAGATAAATTCCGAATATTTTTTCGGACTGCGGCAGCCTTCAAGGGCAAGGTCAAGGCGATGATAACCAGAACCCCCATGAATGCTACTTCCTACGAACCCTACAAGCCCGTCCAGAAGCTCATCGTTCCAACACCCAACGGTCTGCCCGGGATCCCCGTATCCTCCGGCGGCAATTATACGGACGAGAAAGGTCAGCAGTGGGTGTGCGACGAGGTTGATTTTAAAAAGGGAGTGTATGTGCAGAGGATCGGTAAAAAAACAATTACATCGAAAGACATTTTTTTTAAAAGTGGTTTGAGCACGGATGATGTTAATTATTTTGGGTTAAATAAATTTTTTGTGCATATCGGTACAAGAGGCGAGAAAGATGTACTTATGAGCAATTGTTTCGTTGCTGGGATTTATCAAAACTTTGGCGCGTTAGGGAAAATATTTTTAGGTAGCGCGTCTGGTAACGTTATATATTTTTCTGTTAATGCACAAAAATACCCAGACGTAGAAACTTTTAAACAGTGGGCGGTAGAGAATGGACTGATGTTTTTATATCAATTGGCTGATATTGTTGAAACTCATCTAACCGCCGAAGAGCTTTCTGCTTACAAAACCTTGCGCACATACAGCCCAACAACGACCGTGATAAACGATGCGGACGCGTGGATGAGCGTGGGATACGCAAAGATGAAATAAGGGTACGCCATAAAATGCGGGAGGTGGTAGAATGGAACTGGATACGAAAGTTGGGGACGTGGAGATTAAGCTCGATACGTCCCGCATAGACGATAATCTGCTGGAAGCCCAGAAGCTTTTGAATATGCAGGTAGTGGCGGACAGCGCCCCCTTCGTTCCATTCCGGCAGGGTGCACTAAGAAACAGTGTAAGATATCCAGACGGGGTATACGGCGGCATCGTTGAGTATGACACGCCATATGCTCATTATTTGTACAAGGGCGTTGTGTACGGTCCGAATATCCCGCTTAAAGACGCAGAGGGGAACATCATAGGGTGGACATCCCCTCCCAGCAAAAGCCCGACGCAGAGACGGATTAAATATCACGAGCCGGGAACAACGTCTGAATGGTTCGAGGAAGCCAAAAGGCGGCATAAAGACGACTGGCTGAATCTTGTGAGAAAAACGGTGGGGAAAGAGTGATGCTGAGACCAGAGTATTTTGAAGGGAAAGCTGACCGGATATTAGAACTCTATGAACGGCTGGAAAACTTTATCCTGCGGGATATCGCCAGAAGGATTTTAAAATCCGGGAAAATCACAGCCACGGCGGACAGGTTGCTGTACAGGCTGGAGCAGTTGGGGGAAAGCCGGGATGAGATACAGCGGCGTATCATGGAACTGACAGACCTGAGCGAAAAAGAACTGCGGAAGCTCCTGCGTGGTGCCGTGCTGACATCGTGGGAAGATGATGCGGTTACACTGTCAGAAATGGGTGTCGCGGCGCAGTCTCCGCTTGAAAATGCACGCTATATGGCTGTTATCGAAGCAGAGTACATAAAAAGCCGAACAGAGCTAAAGAACCTAACAAGGACGACGCTGGAGCAAAGCCAGAAAGACCTTGTGGCGCTGCTCGACGAAGCCGATGTAAGGGTGGCAAGCGGAGTGCAAAGCTATCCAGCAGCCATAGCGGATGTGCTGGATGCGTATGCGGGACGCGGCGTTATGGTGGATTACCCGACGGGGGCGCGAAGGACGCTGGAAGCGGCGGTACGATGCTGTGTAGTGACGTCAATGAACCAGACAGCGGCGCAGCTTACAAACAGGTATATCGTGGACAGCGGAACAGAGTATGTGTTAACCTCGGCGCACCTCGGGGCAAGAGTAAGGCGCGACGGGCAGCCCTTGCTTGCAGGTCATGACGAATGGCAGGGCCGTGTATTTAAAATTGACGGAAGCGAGCCTGGATATCCGAACCTGCTGGAATCGACGGGGTATGATATTGATCTAACCACGGGAGAAGGCAGGGTTGTGGATATGAGAGGGATGCATGGCTATAACTGTCGTCACGGGCATATGCTGTTTGACAAGCGGATGCGGAATCCGTGGAGGGACGCAGAAGGAAATCTGCTGGATGGAAGCGGAAATAAAATTACCGATGCTGAGAATCTAAAACGGTATGAGGACAGCCAGAAGCAGCGAGCTATGGAGCGCGGAATCCGAAAGACGAAACGACAGCTGATAGTAAAACAGGAAGAGCTTGCATGGTCGTCCGGCGCGGATCGGGAAAAGCTTCAGCGGGAATATGATAAGCTGGCTTACCGATTGCAGGGACAGAACAGGGCTTATAACCAGTATTGCGAAGAACATGGATTACAGCCGCAGTATGATCGGAATGCATTAGCGGGATTTGGATACCCGCAGCAAAAGGCAGCGAATAAAGGGGCAAAAAGATATGCGGAGAATGGAAGTGTATAAAAGCGATGGGTGAAATGATGAACCGATTTGAATATTACAATCCAAACCCCTCAAAAGGGCAAAGAGTAGGGGATTGCACTGTGCGCGCATTGTGCAAGGCTTTAGGGCAAGATTGGGATACAGTTTATGTTGGGTTATCCGTGTATGGGTTTTCGTTGTCTGACATGCCAAGTGCTAATAGAGTCTGGGGTGCGTATCTGCGTGAGAATGGTTTCCGGCGGTATATCGTAGACGACCACGGACAGCATGTTTACACGGTAGACGATTTTTGCCGAGATCATCCAACGGGGACGTATGTGCTCGGGATAGACGGCCATGTGGTGTGCGTCAAAGATGGACATTACTGGGACACATGGGACAGCGGCCAGGAGATACCGATATACTATTGGGAGAAATAAGGAGATAGGCACTATGGAAACGATACAGGCTATTCTTGCTGTGTGCGGCGGCATTTCGGTGATAGGGGGCGCTGTGGCTGTGATACATAAATGGATATCCCCCGCGATTAAGCTCACCACGCGGGTAAAAGTCCTTGAAGAGCATGACAAGCGAGACTTTGAAACGATGCATGAGATTAGGGAGCGGGACAGCCTAATCATGGAGACATTGGTAACGATGCTTAACAGCCAGATATCAGGGAACAATGTTGAGCAGTTAAAAGAAACGAGGGAAAAGCTTATATCTTATCTGGCGCGGACGCAATAAGGGGAGTAATCTTGAAGGTATACGATTTTACAGTGTTTGAATTGGATTTTTTTCGCAAATACTGCAATTTTACACCTGAGGAACGGCGGCTTTTTGAATTACGGGCGCAGAATATTCCGCTGGAAAGATGTGCGGAGATGATGAACGTGAGTGTGTCCACCGTGAAAAGAATGAGCCAGCGAATAAACAAAAAGATAATACGGGTATGTTGATTTGATACTTTTGTAAGCCTTTGATGGACTGTCAGAGGCTTATTTTTTATGCCATAATTTAGCTATAGAAAGTCATTGAATTAGTCATAGGAGGCGCAGGCATGGCATTACCATATCAAGGATACGGCTATAACCCGTATCAGTATGGACAAGTAAATCCGCTACAGCCGCAGATGGACAGGCTGGCGCAGATGCAGGCTCAGTATCAGCAGCCACAGCAGATGCAGCAGGTAAATCAGGGGATCCTGTGGGTGCAGGGCGAGGCTGGAGCTAAATCTTATCTTGTCGCTCCAAATACAAGCGTCCTTTTGATGGACTCCGAAAACTCTAATTTTTATATAAAGACTACCGATGCCGCCGGGATGCCGACGCTCCGCACCTTTGCTTACAAAGAGGTCACGGTGGGCGCGAAAGAGCCACAGAAACAGGAGGAAGTGAACTTAGACGATAAATACGTTACTCGGAAAGAATACGACGATTTGAGAAGCAAATATGAAGAATTATATAGTTATCTCGAAACGGCAACAAAGCCGGAAGGAGGCAGACATGGCGAATCCCTTGTTTGAGGCCCTGAATGGTAATAGAATGGCCGGAATGCTGGAACAGTTCCAGCAATTCCGAAAAGAGATGGAGGGCAGAAATCCGAATGAAGAGATTAACAGGCTGTTGCAGTCTGGCAAAATAAACCAGCAACAGTTAAATCAAGCCCAGCAGATGGCGCAGCAGATGCAGGGTATGTTTAAAGGCTTTTTTAAATAGTACACAACCGGGTGCACACGGTTTTGTAAATACATTATCGAAGGAGATAATTACTATGACAGACGGTTTAACCGCTTCTGATGTTGCCGTATTAACCGGCGGCACAGGAAAAAATGACGGCTTCGGCGGAGATTGGGGTGCATGGATTATCCTTTTCCTGATTTTCGGTATGTTTGGCTGGGGCGGCTTCGGCGGCTGGGGCGGAAATGGTGGAGGAGCAAATTCTCCGGCATTTCAGGGTTATGCAACTCGTGCCGATATCGACGCAGCGCTGTCCACGCAGGGAATCGAAAACGGGATCCAGAACCTTTCCGGCCAGCTTTGCAACGGCCTTGCTGGCGTAAACGCCAACCTGTCAAATCTGGGTTATCAGATGCAGCAATGCTGCTGCGATACCCGTGAGGCTATTGCTGGCGTAAACTACAACATGGCAGCCCAGACAAACATCCTACAGAATACCGTAAACAACGGATTCCGCGATGTAATTGACGCGCAGAACGCCGGAACACAGCGCATCATCGACCTGTTTACACAGGACAAGATACAGTCTTTGCAGACCGAGTTACAGTCCGCACAGCTCCAGCTGTCTAACAACGCACAGACAAACAGCATCTTAAATGCTTTGCGACCTACACCCGTTCCGTCTTATCCGGTAATGTCCCCGTACACGTCCATCGTAAACCCGACAGGCTTTAGCTTTGGCACCGGATGTGGCTACGGAGGCAACACGGGATGCGGATGTTAAAACTTCAGACGGAGTATCTTCGTGGCATTTTGCCATGATGTTCGGCTGATGCCGTTATTCACAAAAAGGGGCAGGCTGAGAACGTCTGCCCCTTTTGAAATGAAGGGAGAATAAAATGATTGAGTTAGTAAACACAACGCCGGTCACGGTCCCCGTAGGGCAGTCTATCCCGTTTTCGGCAGTGGCAACAAAGGGCGGATGCGCAGAAAGACACAGGGCTGGAAGCGCGCAGATAACGCTTGTAAAGCCCGGTAGATATCTGATTACATTTTCCGGAAACGTCGCAGTACCGACTGGGGAAACGGTAGGAGAAGTGGCGCTGGGAATTGCCAGAGATGGGGAAATCCTCGGCGGCACGGTGATGCGTGCCACCCCTGCGGCAGTAGAGCAGTATTTTAACACATCGTCCCAGACATACGTCGATGTGTTCTGTGGATGCTGTGAAAACATTTCCATCAAAAACGCAGGGACAATTCCTGTGTTAGTAGACAACCCGAACATAACAGCTGTTCGGGTTTGCGGTTAAGGAGGGCAGACCATGAGCTATAAATTGATGCAAAATATCCGTGAAGAACTGGATAAAATCGCAGAAAAAGGTCTGAATACCGGAAACCTTGAAACTGCATACAAGCTTATCGACATGCTGAAAGACATGGAAAATGTGGAATACTGGAAGTGCAAAGAGGGCTATTATAACGCCGTTCTCGACGAAATGGAAGGCGGTTATAGCCAGAATGGAGAGTACAGCGAGAGGCGGAAACGCGACAGCCGTGGGAGATACAGCAGGGATGATGGAATGAGCATGACGGCCTATGACGATGGATCCTCCTATGCGCGACGTGGGGAGCACTATGTAAAGGGTCACTATAGCCGTGGAAACGGAAACAATGACCCTTATGATGATTACATGGAAAACAAGCAGTCTTATCGCAACGGCAAGTCTGAGGATTGCAAGCGGCGTATGCTGGCTGCTCTGGAAGAGCATATGGATGCACTGACGGAAGAGCTGGGAGATCTGTCAAAGGATGCAGACTGCCGAGAAGAGCGGGAGACTATTTCGCGGTACATCGAAAAATTACGAAAGATGATGTGAGTAAAGGCGGCGGGTAAACCTGCCGCTTTTGCTTTAAACATGGGTACGCCATAGTTTTTTTTATTTAGTAAAATGTATTAAAGGATATGGAAAGGAATGATCGTCATGGATATCAAAAGGGTATACTGTCCTGTCTGTAATAATAAAACGCGGTCAGCATTCCGCAAGGATACGACAGCGCATAATCTTCCGGTGTTTTGCCCGAAATGTAAAACGACCAGCCTCGTGAATATTGAAAACGGAAAGGCAGAGCCTATCGTCCGTTAAGTGCCAGACGCCAGACGCAGAGCCAGTGATTTGTAAGGATTTCTTACAGATTGCTGGCTCTTTTTTGTATTTGTATTTCCTCCTTTACAGCACACAGCCTTGCGGGAAGGTTGAAAATGCGGTTCGACTCCGTCTGTGTGCAATCCTGTAAATCGTAATTGCAGGAAAATCCATCCCATCTTTCTTTGTTTTTGCCACCGTGCATGGAAGCAGCCGGGTTCAAGCCCCGGCGCACGGTATAGGTGCATTGTTTAGACAGCGCCGATCATTACGCTTTTCGCCCGGTTCGCTACCCCGGGCGCTTTGTGGGATAGCTCAGGAGGTAGAGCAGCGGCCTTATAAGCCGTGTGTCATGGGTTCAATTCCCCTTCCCACAACTACCCCGCCCGTGGTTTATCGGGCTTAATCCATACCGCTGACGGGCGGTTAATCAATCACGTTTAGGAGGATAAAGATGCAGAATATTGAAGCAATTTTGACAGAGCTGGGAATTGAGGTCTCGGCTGACAAAAAGGAAAGCCTTACGAAAAAGGTGGCGGAAAATTACGTCACGAAAGCTGAACATGAAAAGAAGCTGGGAAAGGCTGAGACTGACCGGGACACGTGGAAAGGAAAAGCTGAGACGGCAGAAAGCACCCTGAAAGGCTTCGAGGGCGTTGACCTTGAAACAATGCAGAAGGATTTGGCTGATTGGAAGAAAAAGGCCGAGGATGCCGAGAAAAACGCACAGGCGCAGCTGTATGAGAGAGATTTCACGGACGCTCTGAAAACGGAGTTTGAAGGAATTAAATTCTCGAGCGAAGCGGCAAAGCGCGCAATTATGGCAGAAGTCAAGGAGGCCGGATTAAAACTGAAAGACGGGAAAATCCTCGGACTGAATGACCTCATAACCCAGATGAAGGAAAAGGACGCTTCGGCATTTGTTGACGATGAGCAGCAGAAAGCACAGCAGAATCAGGCACGCTTTACACAGCCGACAAACAAGCAGGGGCAGGGCGGCGCGCTGACGAAAGACCAGATTATGAGCATCAAGGATGCTTCTGAGCGTCAGGCTGCAATTGCTGCGAACATGAGTTTATTTAATTAAAGCAGGAGGGCTAATATGCCAGCAAAAGCAAATTTGATTAAAACAGCGGATGTCCAGGTAACCGCAAGAGAGCTGGATTTTGTAACCAGATTCGAGCGCAACTGGCAGCATCTGCGGGACATCTTGGGGATCATGCGCCCCATAAAGAAGCAGCCCGGCGCAGTGCTGAAAAGTAAATATGCGGAGGGGACGCTCGAGGATGGTGCAGTAGGCGAAGGCGAGGATATCCCGTATAGCAAATTTACCGTAAAGGAAAAGAAGTATCAGGAAATGACCATCGAGAAGTACGCGAAGGCCGTTTCGATTGAAGCAATCAAAGACCACGGTTATGACAACGCTGTCCAGATGACTGACGACGAGTTCCTCTATCAGATTCAGGCGGGCGTGACAAAGAAGTTTTATGACTATCTGAAAACCGGAATGCTCACGTCCGAGGAAACAACCTTCCAGATGGCACTTGCGATGGCAAAGGGCAAGGTTGAGAACAAGTTTAAGCAGATGCACCGGAACATCACCGGGGTTGTCGGTTTTGTGAACATCCTTGACGTGTACAAGTATCTCGGAGCAGCGAACATCACCATCCAGAATCAGTTCGGCTTCCAGTACCTGAAGGATTTTATGGGGTTCAATACAATTTTCCTTCTTTCCGACAGCGAGATCCCGGCTGATACGGTAATCGCTACACCGGTGGAAAACATCGTGATGTATTACATCGACCCCAACGACAGCGACTTCGCGAAGGCAGGCCTTGTGTACACGACCAGCGGAGAAACGAATCTGATCGGTTTCCACACACAGGGCAACTACAACACCGCCGTGTCTGAGGCGTTTGCGATCACCGGCCTTGTGCTGTTTGCGGAATACCTGGATGGTATCGCGAAAATCACCGTAAACGCGGCGGGGGGTTGATGGCCGCCAGTACACCCCTAACTACTGACGGCGAACCGCTTTCTGGGGAAACAAGACGGAAGAGTAAGAGATAAGGAGGCCGACGGGATGGCATATAGCACATTTACATTTTACGAGCAGACCTATCACGGGAATGTCGTCCCGGCGGAGGACTTTGATCGTATCGCAGACCGTGCCAGCGACTTTCTGGACGTGATAACCTTTGACCGCCTGGTGGACGGGCTTCCAGACAATGAACGAGCGAAAACAAAGGTTCAGAAAGCCGTGTGCGCGGTCTGCGACAAATTATATCAACTGGAGCTGGCAGAGAAGAAAGCGCTGTATTCCGCTGGGGGGACATCTTCCGGCGGGGCTGGCGGTGTTACTTCGGGAGTAATTACTTCCAAGTCTGCCGGTTCTGAATCAATTTCCTACGCCTCCCCGTCTGAAATGGCAAACGGCGCAAAGGCATGGAGCGCGGTCTACCAGGCGTCCGGGGATGCACAGGAGACAAACAAACTTCTGGCAAATTCGGCAATGCTTTATCTTGCAGGAGTGAAAAATGATGATGGCGTACCGTTGTTGTACGCAGGAATAAGGTAGAAATGGGTAACAATAAATTTTTAGCTTTATGCAAAAAGATTGTGGTTAAACAGGAGGATTAACTCATGGACATTACGACATTAGGAACTTGTGTGGCCATCGTGGCTATCTGCTATGTTATCGGTCTGGGCTGTAAGGCGGCGCAGAAAATCCCGGATGAGTGGATTCCGGTCATTATGGCGGTATGCGGCGGCCTTCTGGGTGCGCTGGGAATGAACATCATGCCGGACTTCCCGGCGACGGACTATATCAATGCTGCGGCGGTGGGCATGGTGTCCGGGCTGGCGGCCACAGGAGTAAACCAGGTATACAAGCAGGCAAAGAAAGCGTGATTTTATGGGCGGACGTGGCGGAAGTAGTGGGTTAAGTAACGAGAAGCCGGTTTCTAAGCTTATTGCGAAGGTGTACTTTAATTCTTCAAAGAAAAGCGACGCTTTAAGAGGGAGCGGAACTGTTAAAAAAGACAGTAAACTCGAGAAGGTCATTAATTCAGAAAACACTAGCTACTTTAAGTCAATCAAGACAAAGAGCGAAGCAGTAAAGACAATGAATTATATAAATGACAGATTAAGTGAGAGTAAAAGGAAAATCGCAAAACTTGGAAGTGCAGAGGCGTTATTTAAAAATCAAAGGCTTGCTATAGAGCATCGAAAATTAGTCAATGCCAGTACAGCCATGAGAGATGAAATACACAAATTTTCAAAGGCATCTGAAAAAGGCGATACAAGTGCTTTGCACGATACAAGCCGTACTACCACCACTTATGACAGAGCCAGAAAGCGCAGAATGAAAAACTTTGATTCATGGTTCTTTGGAAGCGGAAAGAAGTAATCTATGGCAAACCGAGAGACAAGTATAGCTTACGAAAATCTGAACCGCCGCATCTTCTCTGGCGTCGGCGAATACGGTATACCACAGATAAAACCTGAGACATTCGAGGGTAACTGCGAATTTGTCGGTTTTAATTATGCCAGAGGAAAATGCAATAATCCAGAAGAGAAAGCTGTTCATTTCTTCTTAGATGATTACCAATTTGACGCACTATGGAGAAATCCAGACAGGTACGTGGACAAACTGAGCAAATTCCGGTACATTCTGACACCGGATTTCAGCACCTACACCGATTTTCCGAAAGCTATCCAGATATACAACCATTATCGCAAGCACTGGATAGGTGCATATCTGCAAGAATATGGTTGCCGTGTGATTCCAACAATCTCATGGAGCACACCGGATTCTTATGACTGGTGTTTCGATGGGGAGCCAGAGGGTGGAACGGTGGCGGTATCTTCTGTTGGCTGCATGAACAGCAAGGAAAAAAAGGCGCTGTTTTTGGCAGGGTATGAAGAAATGGTGAGGCGGTTGCAGCCGGAGACGATCATCTTTTACGGTTCTGTGCCAGAGGAATGCATGGGAAATATCGTGAGAATCCGGGCGTTTACGGATAAATTTAACGAAGCTCTTTGTGAAATGAGGGATACCGATGAATGATGCGATAGTGACAATATTCAATTTTTACGAATCCAGCACCGCCGCCATCTGGTATCCTCATGTGATTTCCGGCGTGCATCTGGAGACTGACCGGGGGCAGATTATGAAGCTGTACGGTCCAGACAGTACAGATAACGCACAGTTACATATCCCGTTCGGGGTCAAGAACGGGAGAAAAATTATTGTTGATACCGTCGGAAAAGAATTGCCGTGGCTTCCGCCGAAGGAATGGAACAGACAGGTAAATGATCTGTTGCCAGACAGCATTACATTTAATCCGTCTACAGACTTTTTCATGGTAGGAGCATGGGACGGTGCCGTACTCGTGAACGATGCAGATTATACAGACAGGCGATATGAAGGGTTTTATGCGTTTATGAATGCCGAAAAAGATTTTGTTTACCTGATATCGTCAGTGGGAGGACCGTATACGGTAATCCCGCATTTTGAAATCTTAGGGAAGTAGGTGGTGAAGGTGGCTGAACCTATCGGGAATGATGCTACTGGATATGATGTTCTGACGGCGGCGATGAAGTCGCTGCTTAACCAGTTCCCGGGGCTGTATCCAGATGAAGCAATTAAATTTGAAGAGCTTGGGGCGGAGGATGGCATTGCGTTTTCCAATGATTCCGGAGCGCTGGTATATACAGAAAAAGAAGATATACTCGGGCGGATATATCAGGAATGCCGGTATCCCTGCTTTGTAGTGTACCGTTCGACCACGGGAGCAAGGGAACGACAGAAAATTACTATTCTTGAATTTCTGGATACGCTGGGGCGCTGGCTTTGCCACGAACCCTCCGGGATTGAGGGGAAAGAGTACGAAAAAGCGATATATCCCGATTTGACCGCAGGGCGGAAAGTTGAGCGGGTAACACGCGGAAACGCATATGGGACACAACCACAGGAGAATGGCGTGCAGGACTGGGTTCTACCGGTTACGGTTTTTTATAAAAATGTTATCGAACCTGAATTTTAAGAAAGGAAGAAAACGATGAAAAGACATTTGTTGAGACATTTTGTCGATGTAAAAATGGACACGTCCGCTGAGGGGACAGCGGCAGACTACCGGCTTCTGGGAACGGGTATTACCTCTTTAACAGAGGAAATGAACCCTGAAACGGAGACGGTGCAGTACATCAACCAGGAAAACGGATCTACGGACCTTAAATCCTATACGCCGTCCATCGAAGTTGAAAGACAGAACGTAGACGAAGAGGACACGGAGCTCACGGACTGGTTTAACAAGATGATAGACACGCTGCCCGTCGGAGGGGACGCCATTACATCCTATGTCCGCGTAAGAGTTTCCGGCGCTGGTCCTTCATATCCGGCAGTCCGCCGCCGTTGCGTTGTGAGTGTAGGCGGCACGGGCGGCGATGCTGGGTCTAACGTAACGGACACACTGACGCTGGGCGGCAGAGGTGACGGAGAAGCCGGAACGTTTAACGTAACCACAAGAAAATTCACGGCGACGCCCGCGTCTGACAGGGCTTTAACGGAGTAAGGAGGACAAGATGGGAGCAGCAAGCTTACGAGTAGACAGTGGCGTCAAACGAATTGAGGTAAACGATAACGGCGATTATATTGCGGTCAACATCTCCGACAACAGTTTTTTTAAACGCTTTGACGATTTTGTGGCATGGCTGAATGCAAAAAACGCGGAAGCCGATAGGATTGCTAATGATTCTTCCGGTGATTTCACGGAACGCTTCGGAGCGTATGACGCTTTATGCAAAGAGGCCTGCGCTGAGTTGGATTCTCTGTTTGGGAACGGGTGTTGCAAAAAGGTGTTCCCTGACGTGGAATCCCCTGGAATGGAGCTTATCGCTGACTTTTTAGACCAGATCATCCCGATTCTTCAGGGCTTTGCCGCTGAACGAAATCAGAAAATCACAAGCAAATACAGTCCGAACAGGAAAGGGGCGCGAAGCAATTAAATGTGGAATGTGCTTCTTGATAAATTCCCAACAGAATATGAGGGGTTTCGCATAGATGGATCATTCCAGACAGGGATCCAGATTTCACAGGCTTTGCAAGACCCCGGTCTGACCGACGATGAGAGGTTGGCTGTAGCGCTGGGGCTGCTGTATCCGTCAGAGGATGGGGACAGCAGCCCTTCTTCTTTCCCCGATTTAAAAACTGCCGTAGAGGGTCTTAGGTGGTTTCTGAGCGGATGGTATACCGACAACCGCCCGAAGAATGAGGATAAAGTTCCGGTAACGGATTTTGACATAGATCAGTGGCGCATCTATTCAGCGTTTCTGGAAAAGTACGGAATCGACCTGAACCGGTCTGATCTGCATTATTGGGCGTTTATGGGACTGCTGTCAACGCTCGGGGCATGCGCGTACACGAATGTCATAGCCATCCGACAGCAGAAGATAGATCCTAAGATGGACACGCGCGCAAAACAGGCATTGATGGAGCAGAAACGCATATTTGCAATAGAGCGGGAAGAGGAACTGACAGAAGAGGAACAGGAAGATGTTGACGCTTTTATGACATGGGTCAAGGCAGGAGGCTGACATGCCGAAATATGATGGTTCGATACGGATAAACACAAAAATTGAAACAAAAGATTTAAACAGCCAGATGATGCGCGTGTCTAATGCTATAAAAAAAGACAGCGCGGCTTTAGATTCTCTCAATCGCAAAATGGAAGAATTTTCTCAAAAGAAAATCCCGACAGAAAAATTTGCAGAATTACAAAGAGAGTTAGAAAAGGCAGAATCCGAGTATTCAAAACTGCAGGCCCGTATGTCACAAAAGGGGGCGGCAACGTCTGAGTATAAAGCTTTACAGAAAGACCTCGTTGCAGCGCAAGGAGAGCTGTCTAAGCTCGTAGAACGTCAGACAGACGTGGAAAACATTGGCGTATCTCAAACAGGCGGCGCATGGGACGTAATAAATGAACAGGTTGCAGCCGCATCCGACCGTGTGGATGATCTGAAAGAAAAGCTTCAGCAGATGGAGAACAGTGGAAAGGCGTATACCCCGAAGGTGGACAAGGATCAACTGGATGAAGCGGCTCAAAAAGTAGATGAAATCAAGGCAAAAATAAACGCGGAGAAAGCATCCGGCGCTGCGTTTGTATCCCCGAAAGACACGGAAGAGTTTCAAAAAATGTCTGCAAAAGCGTCTCAGCTTGCCGGAAACATAGATGTTTCAAAGCGCAGGATGGCAGAACTTAACGCGAAGCAGAAGCCCATCAAAAAAGAATTTGACCGGATGAAGAATTCTGCCGATAAAGCATTTAAAACAGCCTCGTCCGGCGCGAAAAAAAGCGCGGGGCTGTTCGGCACCTTTGCGTCAAGGCTGAAAGGAATCGCATTATCGCTGTTGATATTCAACTGGATTACAAAAGCATTTAATGCAATGGTAGCTGGAATGCAAAAGGGGTTTTCAAACCTTGCAAAGTATTCTGCTCCGTTGGCAAATTCATTTCAGTCTCTAAAAAATTCACTGGCTACACTTGGGAATGCGTTTGCTGCTGCCTTTGCGCCAATTGTCCAGATGGTAATTCCGTATCTCAATGCGCTTATAAACGGAATAGCGCGGGCAATAACATATGTGGCGCAGTTTATTGCCATCCTTGGCGGGAAAAGCACGTTCATCCGAGCGAAAAAGATACAGGATTCTTACAACGATTCCCTGAATGGAACAGCAGCTGCGGCAAAAAAGGCAGCCGGAGCTCTGGCAAAATTTGACGACCTGGATGTGCTGCAAAAGCAGGATGATTCCGGCGGCGGTGGAGGTGGAACACAGCCGAAAGACATGTTCGAGGAAGTCCCTGTTGATGCAGGAGTGAAGTCTTGGCTTGATGGGATCTTGGAGAAGCTGAAACCTATTCTTGACTATGTAAAAGAGTTAAAAGATGCTTTTGCGGAAGGCTTCTGGGATGGCTTGGGTGATTTTGAATACCGCTTAGATATTATCAAAAATGGGCTTCAGCAAATCCGTGATGCATGGATAGAGATATGGTCAGATCCTGCGGTTGTGGGGGCTGCTGACAACTTCCTTAAAACCTTTATGTATATGTTGGGTTCCTTTACCGGATCAATGGCGAGTATAGGGCTTACTCTGGCGGCGGCTTTGATCGGCGGGATTGGGGATTATCTCGAAAACAATACCGACCGGATAAAAAAATTCCTGATATCCGCATTTAACGTGGGGGCAGATATAAACCTTCTTCTGGCTGATTTGTTCCAGAGTATAGCCCATGTATTTGAAGCATTTTCAAGCGAAAGCGGGATCCGCTTTGTATCGGCGCTGATAGGAAGCATTGCGGATGCAGCTATGGGGCTGACTGAACTTGCGCTTAAACTGGGGCGGGACTTTTTACAAATGCTTATTGTACCGTTTACAGAAAATGCTGACGGGTTCAAGACTGCACTGGAGGGGTTATTAGGTGGCGCAGCTACCGTGCTGGAAGGATTTAAGACGGCTGTAGATAAAGCGTTTGATAGCCTGAATGCAATGTACGACGCTCATATCAAGCCATTATTTGATAGTTTAACGAGCGGGCTTTCAGAGGTTGTCAACCATTTTTTAACCGCATGGAATACACACATTCAGCCAGTTATCGACAGAATCGGGACTAGAATATCAGAGCTTCTTACGCAGTCTTTTCTGCCGGCTTGGGAAGCTATAATAAGAGGAGTTGGGTTGGTTGCGGATATTTTAAAATCTTTTTGGGAGAGTATTTTGCAACCGATTGTTGACTGGATTATGACCTACGCAGTGCCATTCTTGGTGCAAGGATTAGGGGTGCTGTTAGAGTTTATTATACTTGGAATTAAGACGATTGTTGATGGTTTTACAACCTTTATGACGTTTATAAACGATTGTTTAGAATTTTGGAAAGAGGCGTGGGCGGTTGCTTGGGATACGTTCAACGATTTCTGGAATAAGATAAAAAGTATTATTGACATCATGAAAACTGTATTTCGTCTGTTTGTAAAAGTTGTTAAGCAGCTAATTGATGGAGACTGGAAGGGCGCATGGAATACCGCGCAGGAAATCTTCACGATTTTTAAAACCAAAGTAGAAGGCGTCGTGGATTCTATAAAGGCGTTCTTGTCCGGCTTCTTTACATGGGTTAGCGACATGATTGCAGGCGTTATAGAGGAAATCAAGAACATCGGCAGCGGTATCAAAAACGCATTTACTGGTGGCGGATCATCGAAGCCGCGAACAATGTCCACGCAGCCGTATGCCATAAACGAAAGCTTTGCATCTCGTATCCTGCGGGATATCCCGGCGCTTGCATCTGGCTCGGTAATCCGTGGCGGCAACCCGTTCTTGGCGATTCTGGGCGACCAGCGGGCAGGGCAGACCAACATCGAAGCGCCGATAGGCACAATCAAACAAGCTGTATCGGAGGTAATGGCAGAGAGCGGCGGCGGATTTAGAACGGCGAAAATTGTCTTGCAGGTAAACGGGGTAGATCTGGCGCAAGCTACACTGCAGGATTTCTTATCGGAAGCAAGCAGGCAAGGATATGATCTGGAGGTGATCGGAGGATGATTTTTACACGCGGCATATACATAGATGGGGAGTATTTTAACATCCCCATCGTGTCCATAAAAAGAAACGCGGATTTCCTCGACAAATTCGCCGAAAGAGTTGAAACGGGAGAGCTCCAGCGTGAATTGATAGGCGTGTATTTTAACTACACAATGTCGGTCGGGAAGAGCAGCTCGTTCCCGGATGGCGTATATAAACGTTTCTGGGATAAGGTTACAGAGCCCGTCCCATTCCATATTATTTCGCTGCCGTCAGACCCTGGTTATTACGAATACACAGCTTATATATCCAGCGTCTCTGATGAATACGAGAAGATAACACAGGATAGCGCTGATTATAAAGGGTTTACCTGCAAGTTTACGGCGAAAGAACCGGCAAGGAGACCATGATGAAAACAGAATTTTATGTCGAATACAATCTGTATGACACGACTGCTCTGCCTGATGCAAAAGAAAGCACAGAGAGCAATGCTGCTTTTGGGGATATGGGGCTGTTTAAGTCAAAAGGCAGCCCACCAAAATACGCTACACTGGAACATAATTTTTTCGTGTTGGATGGGAGTCTTAGCGAAATGCCAGACACGCCGACGGACATCCCATTTTTTTCGGATGTGCAAGCGGGCGCAGATGGAATTTTCACAAAACAGCCTGTAATCAGAATAGATTTTACCGAAAATCATACCTCTATCGGGCTGACTTTTCATTTTTCGGAAGCATTCCCGCTGGAGATGGAAGTGACATGGTACGACCTCGGCGGTACATATAAATCGCAAAAACGTTTCTTTCCGGACAAACTTGATTATTTTGCCAAAAACCAGGTGGAGGAATACGGACACATTGAAATTCGATTTGTACGTGCCCTACCGTGGCACAATGTAAAGTTAAACTATCTCGAGTATGGCACAACGTTTATCTGGGGTCCGGATGTCATAAAAAGCGCGAAGCTCGTAAATGACACAGATCCTATCAGCAACCAAATCAAGACGGACAAGATTACGTTTGACTTTGTTGACCCTGATGATGATTTTAATATTGGCAAAATCGACGGGTTGCACAAAACATTGCAGAAAAAGCAGAGAATGTTACCCTATGAAATCGTTGACGGCGTGAAGATGCCGCTGGGCGTGTTTTTCATGGAATCTAACAGTACCACCAAAAATGTCACCCAAATATCGGCGATCGACTACAAAGGGATGCTTGCTAATGTGGATTTTAAAGACGGGCGGATATACGCCGGAGAAACGGCGGGAAGTGTGATCGAAGAGATTATGACAGCGGCAGGGATTGAAGATTATACGGTTGCGGAAGAGGTGGCGCAAACGCCGCTGTATGGCACGCTTAAAATCCAGACCTGTCAAAAAGCTCTGCGTGAGGTATTGTTCGCTTGCGCTGCGATTATGAACACATCCCGCCGGTCTGGAATCGAAATACGAAAATCGACCAGAAAAATATCGACAACGATTCCGCGCAGCCGGAAATTTTCCACGACGTTAAAGGCAGATCCTTATGTGTCAGACGTAAGCGTAAAATATAAAACGTGGGTGTTGGATGCGGCGGAAAGCGAGATTACGAAAGGCACATACGATCCTGGGATACATACAATTCAGCTTACAAGCCCGGCAGCGAACATGAGCGCATCTGCTGGAAGGATTGTTAAACAAATGCCGTACTATGTTGTGCTGGAAATCGCTGAAAACGCCCGTGCAGAGGTCACGATCATGGGGCACAAATATGTTGGTACAGAGCTGGCTACACTGTCCAGAATCGAGCATATAAAGTCCGGTGAAGTGCGGAACACGAAAACATTTTCCGGAACGCTTTTGAATTACGAAAGCGCACAGAAGGTTGCAGACAATATCCTGGATTATTACCAACTCCAGCAGATCATCCAGACACGTCATTTGTCCGCAGAGGAAAAAGCGGGGGACTGGGCGGAGGTTGAAAATACCTTGAAAATGCACGGAAATTTTGTCGCCTGTATAGAATCCCTTAGTGTTGACCTTACAGGTGGATTTGTGGGTACGTCAAAATGCCGTGGATATTATAAAATAACATCAGAAGAGTATTATTCCGGCGAGCTGTATGCTGATGAGGAGGTAGGGATTTTCTGATGGAATGGGTGTATGACCGAACGCAGGCGGACGTTGAACGGGTAAAGGTTTTGAATGATAAATACGCTGCAGGGACAATCTCCGAAGAAGAAAAAATGGAATGGGCTGCCGGAATGAAGGGAGCGTTGAATGTAGCGGATTTGAACCGGATCGAAAGTAACATCCGTGAGATCGCTGAAACTTTGGCGGTAAGCGTGACGGTGAAGACATGGGGGGCGAATCAGATTCCGCGAGTAAGTGATTTTAAACGGATCTGCGACAACGTGCAGCGGATCCGTGAAGCGTGGAGTGCTCTGAAAGATACACCTGCCACACCAGACCCGCCGCTGACTACTTATCAAAAATGGAACGCCATAGAACGGATCTTGCACGATGTCAAATATGTCTATGACAGAGTTATGGGCAGTTATTATTATTGCGGCGATGAAATCTACGCCGGGGAAGGAATAGGGATTTTATAATGGCAGAAACGTGGTTTACTCCGAAAGAATGGAAAGCCCGCCTTGTGGAATTTGCAGGACGTCGGCTTCTGAGAAACGTTGCAAACGGAGAATCAACAACGTATGACGTTTCCCGCAGTGAGGGGCAGGTATCGCAGGAGGGCGATGCGTTTAACACTAAAAACATGAACGACCTAGAACAGCGAATCGCAAACGGATTTGCGAATGCAAAGACCAATATTGATTCACTCAACGACAATGGTGCGATCAAAGGCATGGACGCTAGAGAGGACGGGGTTTATATTACATACTCCACTGGTGCTGATACAGTAACAAAAAAATTGGGTAAGACAGATCGGCATGTTATTAAATCAGGGGTTGGAAATGGATCGTTTTCTGTTGCCAGGCAGATATCCGGCTATGAAAAATTGACTGCAGAGGATTTTGCTTTTGTAGTTACAAATGCCACAACATCAAGCTCGCATAGAGATGGCGACTATGGAGGTAGGGCAGCTTATGATCCTGTTGCCACTTGTTCACCTGCCTTGGGATATGATGCATCAACTGGGACTATTACAATTACCGGATGTGCAGGCAATAAGTCTCAAAACGGACCAGCAAACTCTGTTGAGAACCGAGGGGTAGGATTAACCGGCACAGTGTATTTTTACGGGGATATGTAGAAAAAACCTAAAATACTAACAGAAAAGAGGTAAGAATATGAGAAAAATCGTATTTAAATCTGGGAAAGAATTGGAGATTGATGGAATTGTCCAAAGCGGGAAATCATTACAAATCTCTATAAAAAGCAGCGATGTGAAAAATATTATAGATATGTTTTCAGATGCTGCAAATACGGCTGTGATGCGATATTATATCGGGCTCGACTTAATATGCGGGTATGCAGGATTCAAAAGATTTGCGGGGATGGAATATACGCCTGACGTGATAGCATCCATCAATTACGAGCAGGAGGACGCAACCACAGAAAGCGGGTTTGTGGAATCCCATGTGGCTGTATGTACGGTGCATATGGAAAAAGTTGAAGAAGCAGGGCTGCCGGATGGACTGACTGATAAAGTCACAAAGCTGGAAAACGATGTTTCCAGCATCACGTCCGGCATCAATGAAATCAACGGTATTTTGGAGGACAAATGATATGTTTACGGAAAAAGCGAAAGAAAATCTCCTGGCAATGCTAGAGCAGGCTAAAATCAGCGCTGTGGATAACACGGATGCACAGGCTTTGCTCGTGCCGTCGCTGTACCCTGAATGGGAAGCACTGAAGGACGGAACACATCTGACAAAAGGGCAGCGGTGCACTTATAATAAAGTGCTGTACAATGTCCTGTCTGACCACGATAAACAGGAGCAGTGGACCCCGGAAGCGGCACCGTCCCTGTTTGCAAAGGTACTCATCCCTGATCCTGGTGTTATCCCGGACTGGGAGCAGCCTGGAAGCACAAACGGATATAAAAAAGGCGATAAGGTAAAACACAACAGTAAGGTCTGGGAATCGCTTGTCGATAACAATGTATGGGAGCCTGGAGCTGTAGGAACAGATAGTGTATGGAAAGAAGTACAGGAAGGATAAGGTGATCCGATTATCTCCCGGCGCGGGGTTAAGCGTGATTCTGGGGCGGCTTCGGTCGCCCTATTAAAAGGAAAGAGGTAGAATATGAAATTTTCAGACGCATTTAAAATTATGAAAACAGGAATCCCTGTAAAGCTTCCGTCATGGGGCGGATATTGGTATTGGGATGAAGAAAAGAAAACGATCATGATGAAGTGCAGAAAGATTGACTCTGAGACGGGGAAGGATTTACTCGATATTAGGGAAACTCAGCGAGTGGAATATACGATTGAGAATATTCTTTCTGATGAGTGGGAAGTTGCAGAAAAAGGGAAGACTCCAGTCCTCGGTGGGGAGGCTATGTTTGATTTTGGTACTGCAATCAAGTATATGAAACGTGGAATAGAAGTTAAGAGAGCAGGTTGGAACGGGAAAAATCAGTACATTGCACTCGCAAAGAACATCAGCTTTACGGCAACGGACGGAACTATCGTCAACTGCGATCATGAAGCTATTGGGAATATGGCTGTTGCGTTTATTGGGACATCTGGTGTTCAGATGGGATGGCTTGCGTCACAGGCTGATATGTTGGCAGAAGATTGGATGTTTGCATGATACGGAGGATTGAAAGTATGGGAAGCAAAGAATTTTTAGAAAAGAGCAAACAGATTGTCGTTGACTATTTCAACAGCCATGCGGACAAAACCGACCAGAAGCAGATTACACAGGATGATGTATATGTGGTTTGGTACTGCAAGACGCTTCAGAACCATAAAGCACTGTTGAGCACAACTGTTTCTGACGGTATGTATTACGAAATCACGCATAATGGGGACAAGCAGGAAACGTATGTGGATGCATACAAGAAGTGGGAGAATTCTGTTGTGAGGTAATGCAAATGTGGAAAGGAATTGACGTTTCGGATAATCAAGGCGTGATAGACTGGGAACAGGTTGCAGCGTCAAAAGTTGCATTTGCAATCTTGCGCAGTGTGCGCCGATCGGGCAAGGAAGATCATCAGTTTGCTGCAAATCTGGAAGGCTGCCGAAAGCACAATATACCATTGTCTGTATATAAGTACACCTACGCAGCCACGCCGGAAACGGCGCGTGGAGAAGCTCAGCAGGTCGTAGAATTATTACAGTCTCACGGGCTGACCGGAACAATGGTCTGGTGGGATGTAGAGGACAAAGATGTGTTGCATCCGTTGGGCATTAAAAAACTGACAAAGTGCATCAGAGCGGCACAGGAAGTCATCACGACGGCGGGTTACGGATTTGGGCTATATATCGGGCTGTATGTTTATAAGGAGCGCTGGCTGGACTTTGACGCGTTTGCTGGGACACGGCTGTGGGTGGCTCGATACTACAAAGGTTATCGCACGATGCAGTTTGATGACGAGCCGGATCAGGAATACAAGCCCGATGTTGGCAGCGATATATCTGGATGGCAGTACACGAGCTGTGGAGAGATTCCAGGCATCAAGGGAGATGTAGACCTTGACATGGCATATGGTGATCCTGCAGCATGGTCGCAGCCTGCGGAAGAGCCGGGAGTGATTTATACCGTATCTGTGGCAGACGTCTGGACACGCGCGCAGGCAGAGGTCATCCAGCAGCAGTTTGCGGCGATGGGAATAAATGGGATTGTCCATAAGGTTAAGATGTTGGAGTGAAGAAAAAACCAGAATAAAAGCAAAAAGCCGAGAGGACATTCAAAGTCCTCCCAGCTTTTTATTTTTTGATGATGTATGACACGAAATATGACACAAAGCAAAAA